ACATTGAATAGCGCGAGTGGGACTCGAACCCACACTACACAGATTTTAAGTCTATTGACTCTGCCGATTGGTCTATCGCGCCATAAGTTCCTTTGCCTGGATTCGAACCAAGAAAAGGAGATCCAAAGTCTCCCGTGTTACCGTTACACCACAAAGGAATGCCTCAGGAGGGAATCGAACCCTCATGTCCAAAGGACGACAGATTTTGAATCTATTGCGTCTGCCTATTCCGCCACCGAGGCCAAAAAATGTCAAAGAGTTTTACTGCAATAATCGTACATCACAATCCCACTTGCAGTACCAACATTCAAACTTCTTACCGTTCCGAACTGTCTAATATACACCACATCATCACACATGTCAAGAACTTCTTTTGGAATTCCGATTTGTTCTTGACCAAAAACTACGAGATGGTGACACTCAGAATCCCAAGTGTAGTAATCAATTGGCAAACAAATTCTTGTTCCATCAGTAACATTATCTACTCCTACTACTTTAACACAACCATAATCCTGCTTTAGACTTTCGATTTGTTCCGAAAGACTTTCAATTTCCTTTACATGCTTAAATTTGGTGTAAAGATGAGTACCTACTGTTCCGCGCCTGTCGTATTGCTTTCTGCCGTAAATCCAAACTTCTTTAGAAAGGAAGGCATTTGCGTTCCGAATAATCGTTGCAATATTAAAGTCGTTTCCAACATTGCAACAACAGACAGTAAAATTATTTCTTTTCGTATCCAAATCGGCAAGTATTGCATCATGATTCCAATAATGGTAGTGGTCGATGATGTTTCTCGTTTCCATGACGAGCATTATAACATCATCTCATTTCTCTGTCAACCAAGTCCTCTTCGTTTTATTTCTGCCTCAACCTTTTCAAGTTCCTTTTCTGCCTGAATCATTTTGGTTTTGTACATCTTACGATCTTTGTACATATCATCCATCAAATTTGGCAGGAATCCGCGCTTTTCTTTGGTATAAGTTGTTCCATTTGCGGCAATAGATAGATTTTTGCTGCTAAGATCGTCTATAGATTTCATGGATACAGAACCGTTATTGAGAACGCCATTGGGACTAACAAGACCTCTCATTCCATCGGCAGTCAATGTTTCGGGGGAAATGTTGTATTGCATGATCAAATGGGGATATAGACTATTTAAGTCGAAAGATACAACCCATTTGTGCATACCGACGATAGGTTCCTTGACATAAGCACCAATATATTGTTCGTCTTTCCTAGAACGCTTTTTGGCTGGAATGATTATGTTTTTCTTTGCCAAATAATTGTAAATGATAACATCCCATGTTTTCACCTGAGAAAAAATATCATTGAAATTAACTCCGGCAGAATATGCAAGAGTAACTGCCAATCTCATTAATTGGAGTTTATCGTCAAGCTGTTCAACCAGTTTGACATCTTTGATGTTATATTCGATAAACTTTTGGAAATTCTTTTGATAAAATTCTTGAATGCTTTCATATTCAGTATAGTCCAGTTTCTTTTCCCCTAATTCGACAGATGCAATATAATCCAATTTATATGACTCTCTATTTACATATGTGAATGTTTTGTACAATTCGTAATAATCAAGAATCGAAATACCAACAATATCATAGACTACATGTTTTCCTATGACTCCACGATCTACAATCTTTTCCTTTATAACATTCCAAGGTGAAAGTTTCTTTGCAATCTTTTCCCCAAGAAGTCGAATTATTCTGTTGTAGAGATATGGAATATCAAAAAAACGAATACTCCATCCACTAATGATATCGGGATATCGACCGGAAAAGTATTCTAAAAACATATAAAGAAGATTATCTTCATTGTCGAAGCAGTGAACTATTTCATCTTTTTGTTTCTTGTATTCGCCTAGACAAAAAACAACAGAGGGTTCGTCTTTCCTGCTAATGCAAATTGCAATAACTTTTTCTTCCGGTGACTGAAAATTAGGAAATCCAAATTCACTTGTCGTTTCTATGTCAATATAGGCAATATCTAGCAAATCATAGTTTGGTTGACAATCGGGATAATTGTTCCGAATAAATTGATACTCTGCTTGAATTTCGCCATGAATTTCAAATCCAGATACGTCGGAATATCTTTCAATAAATTTCATGTATTCATCTTTATTCTCAAATTCAACCCTGTCCAAAGATTTGCCAAAAATACTTTTGTAGTCTGTCTTTTTATCTGTATTTACAAACAAAGAAGGTCGAAAATAAGTTTCATTCTTGGTGGATACACCGGATTCATCTCTTTCCCGATAGAGAATCTTATTTCCGTATGAAAATACATTGGTATAAAATGACATGGTAGTATTATATCGTTTTGTTTGTGGATGAGTCAATACTATTCTTATTATTTTCTACCAGTAATTCTTTTTTCTGTTCTTGATCTTTGGAACTAACATAGGCTGCCAATAAAACCATGTAGTTAATTACATCGATGCAGGTATCTTTAAAACTCTCATCTTTTACATGCATTTTTCCTGCCCGAACAAAAGAACTCAATCTACTCATTTTATCTGTAAGGCGAACCATAAATCCTTGTTCTGTCTTACAAATACCCATAGATTCTACGCGGGTGAAATTTGCAAAAGGTTCTGTGCCTTCATTACCTGCGTAGTCTTTATTTTTTAGACTCATCAATGCTTTAGCTTCGCTGCACAATTCAGAATGAAACGCCAATAATTCTTCTCTTGTCATAATATTACTCCATTAAATCTTCAAGTGATGCTCTTTTCTTAGCAACCCATTTATATTGTGTCTTTGAAAAACACCAAATATTTTCAATAAAATCTGCCGACAAATGTTCCAACAAGTCTCCCTTTTCCATCTTTTTTGGTCTTTGCTTTATTTTCATACCAATTTGACCAATAAAATTACCACCAATTGATGTAATGTAATCTACCATTTCATCACAGGTTCTATATCGCTTTCCTTTTATAGTCGGATCCATGATGTTGATCATCATCATACCCTTATAAGAAAGAGAATCATATGCTCTTTTCATAACAGGAAGATAGAATTTATTTAACCAATCGGTGTAATCGGGATAGCGATGCCATGATTGGTTCTCTTCCTTTTCTCCGCCCTTATTGTAAAGTTCGGTAGAATAATAAGGAGGAGAGGTGAAAACACAATCCATCTCTGCTTGGTCAAATACATTGCTATCTTCGGCAGGAAGATTTTGCATATAGACTGTTTTAATTCCTTCAAATAACCATGTATGTTCATCTATTTGATGGAAGAAAGATTTAGTGTTACCTAAGAAACTTTCATATGCAACTACCTGTTGTTTATACAATTCAAATGATTTTGGATTTGGATCACAACCATAATAATGTGTTGCTCTTGATGTATAAAATCCAGCCAAACGATCCCCCCAACCCATACTTAAATCCAAAACATGCTTTGAATCTCTTAGATCATATATAACTGTTGCGACATGGGGTTTAAATTGTGTTGCAACATATGCACCCAAACGGAAAGAACCACGAATATTTGTTTCATTGATCGTGGTGGTTCCCATTCTCCAAAAAATCCAATTCATCTTCATCAATAGATCATAATCATTCCAAATATCAATTGGTGATGCAAATCCATAAGAGGGACAAGATAACCTATTCTCTTGTTGAAAATAGTTACTTATATCATTATAATAATGACCATTATCAATTAAAAACAAACCATGCTTAGAGTATGGATATTTGTAGTCGTTGTATTTTTCAAGTACCTTATCTTTATCTGGCGTTATAATATAATGAGATAGATCTTCTGTTGATAACGATGCAAATTTATTTTTTACTGTAGATAATTCAATTTTTCTAAATGGAAATTTAGGTTTATTATTAATAATATAACTAGCAAGACCTTCTTTAATTTCTTGCTTGGTATAATCAGAGTTTAATTCTTTCCATTTATGAGTAGATAGATTAGGAACACCATCCACATCAGCAGAATCAGAAAACTCTTTAATTATCTTTTCTATATTAGTCATTGAACGCCTGTGCTACCAAAACCCCCAATACGGTCGGTTTTTTGTGTGGGGGCAGTATAGCATTCTTCGATTGTATAGTCAAGAGATTTTACTAATTCTCCCTGAGCAATACGATCACCGTGTTTAATATAAAAATCTATATTTGAAGTATTATATAAAAGAATCTTTAATTCGTCTGTATAATCTGAATCAATAATTCCTTCGCAATTTAAAAGAGTGATACCCTTCTTATAAGCCAATCCAGAACGGGCATGAATACGAACAGAATAACCTTCTGGAATATCAAGGATCAATCCAGTACGAATTGCTGCTCCATGTCGAGCAATAACATCATGTTCTCCATATGCGGAGATATCAAAACATGCCGATTGCTTTGTTGCGAATTTAGGAAGAACGACGGTTTCGTGTAGTCTATATGCTTTTAGATTCATTCTTTATAGTATAACACAAGATGCAAATATGTCAACCCATAATTTCATCGTATCTTGCTTGCGTAATCACACCAGCACTCACCAAATATTGCATACCATTTATAGTATCTTGATTTGTGTTATCAACAGTTGGAACTAATTGTGATAACTGTTGAAAATCTGCAATAACTGGATCTGTTAATGCGGCCGCTCTTGCTGCTGCTCTTTCTTCTGGAGTGAAGCGTAATAAAAATTCATAAGTGGTATAAATTTTTGGACGAATTGTTGGCGCACCAGAAAATCTTGGAATATCATCGGCATTATAGATTTGCCCAATGTCACATGATTCATTTTCTTCTAAGACAACCATGTATAGACCATAACCGGGATTCCAATTAAAATCAGCGACTACTGCTAAATTTTCTACGATATTTGTTTCTTGATTAATTATTGCTGCGATCATATTTTTATCCTTTTAAGACATAGCCCATATAACGACATAACCATCTCCACCTTTACCACCATTTCCTGTAGTAAGTGAGTTTAATGCACCACCGCCTCCTCCACCACCGCTTCCTCGCCATCCTGCTTCACCATTGTTTGCAGAAGTTGAACCACCTCCACCTCCACCCGCGCCACCCATGCCCCAAGTATATGGTCCTAAAACTTGTATTGTTCTAAAGGCAACCGATGTTGCACTGTTTGCCACTCCTCCTGATTTTACAGTTGCACTTCTTGCATAATTTGGATGTCCTACGGTTGTGGTTGCGGGGTTGTTAGATCCTATAAGTATTCCACCGCCAGCAAACCCTGTTCCGAGAGTATTTTTTCCTCCAGCACCAGCTCCACCATTAGTTAAAATTGATAATAACTGTACAGAAGTTGCCGATGATGATGCGTTACCCGCAGTCCCAGCACCATGAGAAACTACTACTCCATTTATAGATCCATTTCCTGCTGCACCAGCAGTTCCTGCTGTAGTAGTTCCCCCTGAACCAAGGTTACCACCAGCCGCAACAATTAAATATTGACTTGACTGTTTTCCACTTAAAGAAATAAGTGTATTTCCACCGGCAATTCCGTTTGTTCCAGAAGTACTAATAGCAGATGCACCGTTACCACCAGCACCACCAACACCAATTGTTATAATTAAAGAATCACCGGGAGAAATATTTAAAGTAGTAATATCTAAAGTATCAATTAATATTGTGCCCCCTGCACCACCACCTCCACCAAAAGCATTTGTTGCAGAAACTTGTTGACTACCACCACCTCCGCCACCTCCACCACCTACTGCCAAAAACTTTAATCTTCTGGTTCCCGGAGGAATGATATATGTACCACTAGCATCAAACTCCTGAACACTTAGAAGATTGCTGTCATTTCTTGAAAATCCAAAAATACCTTGATTCATATATTTCCTTTAAGACATAGCCCATATAACGACATAACCATCTCCACCAGCGCCACCACGCCCGGCAGCAATACCGTTTAGTGCGCCTCCACCACCGCCTCCACCACCACCACGCCATCCAGCTTCTCCTGCATTGGCAGATGTTGATGCTCCACCGCCTCCTCCTTGACCACCCATTCCCGGACTATATGGACCTATCATTGATATTGGAGTAAAGGCAACAGAAGTTGCACTGTTTGCTGTTCCTCCTGCTTTTATAGTTGTATTTCTAGCATAATTTGGATTAAACAGTGATGCTGATGTTAATGGTGTCGTAATAATACTGCCTCCTGCAAAAGCAGCAGCACCAGTTGATACTCCACCTCCACCAGAACCACCATTACTATAAATTCCAGCAAGGGTAAGTGTTGGTTGTGCCGTTGCAGATCCTGCACCACCTGCTCCGACTGTTGTAGAAACCCCAAATATTATTTTAGCAACTGCGGAACCAGCAGTTCCTGCGGTACTTGAACCAGCACTGCCTGCTGCTCCACCACCTGCAACTAATATAAGCCCCGGAGTACCAGAAACGGCAACAGTTGTATTATTACCCGCATTTCCACCAACACCCGACGAGGTATCTGATATTGCTGCGTTTCCAGCACTTCCACCTAAACCAACTGTTATATTTAAAGAAGATCCGGGAACAAGATTTAAAGTAGTTAAATCAAATCGTTCAATAATTATTGCTCCACCCGAACCACCACCACCACCAAATGAAGTTGTACCAGATGCACGGCGGCCGCCGCCGCCACCGCCGCCACCAGCACCTATAGCCATTATTATTAATGATTTTGTTCCGGGACGAACAATATATCTTCCACTTGCATCATATTCTTGAATGCTAAGAATATTTGAAATAGTTGGTTGTGATTGAAAAAATCCTTGATTCATGTTTACACCTTATGCAAGTGCCCAAATAACAACATAACCATCTCCACCTTTACCACCAGAACCAGCAGCGACTGTATTTAAAGCACCACCACCACCCCCGCCGCCACCGCCGCGCCATCCTGCTTCACCATTGCTCGCATTTGATGTGGTTCCTCCACAACCACCGACACCACCAACCCCCCAAGTATATCGACCAATTGTAGAAATTGTGGTAAAGTTTGGAGTAGAACCAACAGCAACTCCAGATTTTATTGCTGTTCCTCTTGTATAAGTAGGAGTTGCTGCCGATGTTGTTATGGATAAAGGAGTATTTATATCTCCTCCTGCAAATGCAGTCGGTGTTGTGGATACACCACCACCTCCGGCTCCTCCACTTGAAGTACCAGTATTTAAAGTTAAAGTGCTGCCTTTGCCGGCTGCTCCTGCAGAACCAGCATTAGTTGAACCTGATAAAAAATATATCAATGAAGCGCCACCATTGCCCCCTGTTCCAAGTATAGTACTACCGCCATTTCCATTACTACCATAAGCAGTAGTAAGAATTAATCCTGGCATTCCAAGAACAGCAAGAGTTGTTTGATTTCCAACAGAACCTCCAGTTCCGTCTGTATCAGACAATCCGGCTCCACCACCACCAGCTCCACCAGCACCAATTGTTATTGTTAATGATGATCCAACATCAACACCCAAAGTCTTAATATCAAAATCTTGTAGTATGGAGCCACCGCCGCCGCCGGCGCCGCCACCATAGGCATTAGTACCAGAAGTACTATGTCTTCCGCCACCACCACCACCACCACCGGCAACAGCAAAAACTAACAAAGTTCTTGTTCCCGGTGGAATTACGAAAGTACCGCTGGCATCGTATTCCTGTACTTGTATTATTGTTCTATTTGGATTTGGAAATCCAAAAATTCCTTGGTTCATAACAATCCTGATTCAACAGTCACATGATAAGTTACTGCCGCATGTGAACTGAAATATATGGATGGCGCATTGGCTGCGGCACCGGGCAATACAAGACCAACAAGTTCTGGAACTTCTGTTCTATAACCAATTGCGGTAGAAGATGAAGTTACTGATGTGATTGCTTTTTCGACATACAAACGCTTGGTTGTTCCACCATCTGTAGATAACCAGAAACGAACAACATTGGCAGTACCTGCACCAATGGCGTTTACTTCTTCAACTATTACTCTGTTGATTCTCTTACCAACTCCGGTTCCAGCTGCAACTGCTGGACCAGCACACAATAAACTGCTGGCGGTTGATGGATTAGAACGACTTGTATCTGCTGTAATGCCTGCTGTAAAAGTTTCTAAAATTGGTTGTGCTGTAAATTGTGCTGATGTTGCCATTGTTTTCTCCTAATATTTATTATATAATACCGATACTTATAAGATATAGATTCAATCCGGGCAAGGTTACCGATCCTGTCATACCTTCTACGGAATTTACTGCGCTTATGGCTCCTGTTGCTCCGTTTATACTCAAGACACCTGTGTTTGTAATTGTAATTGCACCAGTAGCACCGGAAAGTGCAATACCAGTTCCAGCACTAAGAGTTACACCACCAGTTAGACCATTAATACTACTAACCCCTGTAACTGCACCTGTGCTTCCATTAAAAGATGAAACATATGCAGTTAATCCACCACTGCTTGGAGTAGACCAACTCAAAATTCCTGAACCGTTTGTGGTTAGGACTTGGTTTGAAGATCCATCGGCAGATGGGAGTGTCCAAATTATATTATTTGGAGGTGTTAAAGGTCCTTTAAAACCAACATATGTAACTCCACCGGCCACATAAAATCTAAGATCATTGCTGCCCTTAATATTCATACACGCAAAACAGTCTATGTTAACTGCACCTAATTCAATCTTTGTATTTGCATCATCAAGATTGATTGTGGTTCCATTTCCTGCGCCATTGTAATCACCAATTACAATTGGTTGAGATGTGCCATCAAAATTTGGAGTATTTATTATTAATAGAGAAGTTGAATCATATGCACTATAATTATTTGAATATACTCCCAATCCAGTTGCTTCAAAATAACTTGCAGACACTGCTCCTGATGAAGTTGATAAAAGACCTGATGAAGGAAAGTATGACCATCGTGGTGTACTTGTATCAACATATAAACCTGTATTACCTACACCGCTGGCAAGTGCAAAATAATAAGATGATGCAGATGCTTCAGCAATTTGAACTTTAGAAGCACTTCCAGCAGTCAATCCAGATGCATTTCCTGTGAGATTGTTGGCTGCACCAGAGAATCCAACAGTAGAAGATACAAGACCTGTAAAGTTTGCAGTTGTTCCCTGCAAGGTTCCTGCAAGAGTCACACCACCAGATGCCGAAATTCCTGATGTAAAGGATTGAAGGGCAACAAAGGTATTTGCAGTTCCTGTGGTTACTCCGGTTACTGCACCTGTAAGACCATTGAACGAAGTCACCAAAGGAAGCGTGGTGACGGCAGAGTTGACCCACAATCCCTGTGTGCTGTCGTAACGCAGAATCTGATTGTTTGCAGCACTTGTGATGGCAACATCACCCAAATCATCCAAATTCACTACGGTTGATGCTCCACCACCACCTGTGGTGTTTCGGAAGAAGCCACCGGGAATAATACGACAATCACCAGTGTCAGACACATCGGAACCGTTGCCACGCACAATAAGCCATCCCAAGAACACACCGTTATATCGTGTAATGTCTGCTTCTGCAAATGATTCTAACAAAATGTTGTTTGAGGCAACAGTTAGTGATCCGTAGACTGCTGTGCCGTAGTAGATGTACAGCGCATTGTTTAGTCCCGGAATCTTGTAGACTCGCTGTATAGACCAACTTTGGTTGCCGACATTTCCAAGAGTTCCGTCCCCGTCATCGTAATTTCCAAAATTAACGGTGGTGCGGGAAACCGGATCTGTTCTGTAAGTACCACCAGCATTTCTGTACAAGTAAAATAGTTGCTGCACAGGCACAGAAGAACTGTCTGTGACAAGACTTGGATTGTTGGGATCGGTATCCATGTTTGCGCCCAAAGCAAACGCAGTACCTGTCGTGTGCTGTATGCCGCCTGTGGTTCCGTATCCACTCAGTACATAACCGTCTACCTTGAGTCCACCAAAGTAACGAATAAATGTTTCGTATTGTGCGCTTGAAGCGTAGGCTGTAAGTGGATGGTAGTGAACTCGGTTCACATAAGCCCGTGATTGGTGAACCGCATTACCAATCACCACGCTGTTTAAATATTCAGTTTGAGTAAAATTATTTGAAGCCTGTTGAAGATTTCCCGATGAATCGATACGGAAGAAAGTAAAGTCCGATGATGTCATTCCTGCAAGAGTAACACCTGTCTTGGCAGTCCATTGTATGGTTTGTAGACTAGGTGCAGGATACCCTCCTGTGGCAGCGTTTACCGTGGCAATGATTCCTGCTCCTGCGGAAACATCCACTGCTGCTGTATTTCCTGCATTGATTGTAATGA